CGTCGAAGGCAATATATATCTTGGTAGCTCGTCTAGGTCTGTATACACAGGTGGTAGTGGTGATTTAAGATTACAAACGAATACAGGTGAAGTTAAAGTATTAACTGCGAATGGCGCAACGACTAATCTAATTACAAGCGGTACAGGTATAAATATTCCTGCTAATCTAGACGTAGGTAATGCATTAAACGTTGGTGGTGCTAGTGCAGCAGGTAGTGGCTTTATAGAATCTACTGTTGTAGGGTCTTCACGTGCTTTACAAACTGTAGGCAATGTTAACACTACTCAGACCCATATAGGATTTGAAAATCCTTATGGTGAGATAGGTAGAATAGATGTTAGTGCATTTTCAGTAAGTTATGTAACTAGCTCAGATTATAGGCTCAAGACTGATATACAACCTATGCAAGGAAGTATTGACAGAGTAAAAGCATTGAAGCCTGTTAACTTTGAGTGGAAAGAAGACGGTACTAGGGTAGATGGTTTCTTAGCACATGAAGCACAAGAGGTAGTACCAGAAGCTATTAGTGGAGAAAAGGATGCAATGCGTGACCAAGAGTATGTTGAGAGCGAGGCAACAGGTGACATATACACTCCTGCCGTTGACGCAACGTATGAAACAATACAAGTTGAGCTAACACCTGCTGTTGAGGCCGTTTATGAAACAGTAACAGTAGAGATAAGTCCTGCCGTAGAAGCTACATATGACGAAGATGGCAATGAACTTACCCCTGCTATTGAAGCAGTAACAGAAGAACAAGAGCAACTTGTTACACCTGCCGTTGACGCTACCTATGAGGCGCAAGAGCGAGAGCTAACTCCTGCGATTGATGAAGTAATATATAGCTCAGATGTTGTAGAGCCAGATGAACTTGAGGAAGGTCAACTATGGCGAGAAACAACAGAAAAGGTTATGGCAACAAGGCAAGTGCCAGACTACCAAGGCATCGACCAAAGTAAGATTGTGCCATTGCTAACATCTGCACTACAGGACGCGATTGCTAAGATTGAAGCATTAGAAACACGACTAGAGGCGTTGGAAAGTTAACATCATGGAAAATACAGCAAACGTAGATGTTAAGACATTATTAACTTTTTGTGCATTATTAGTTACGTTTGTTGGCGGTGTTATTGCCAGAGATAGACAGGTCTCAGCTAAGATAAGTAATGACAACTCTAAAACACATAGTCGTATAGATGATTTAAAAGATGACATGAATGAAAACTTTGCAAGGAAAGATGATGTACGTGAATCTGTTAAAAGAGTGGAGCGCAGTATTGAAAGCCTGGGCGTTGAAATGCGGCAAAACCATAAAGACCTCACTGCACTCATTATTAAGAATGAAAACTAAACATTACATAAAAGTCGATTGGGATAGTGACCGATGGCCTAACTTTAGTGCCAAAGAACTATCATGCAATCATTGCGGTCAATACTACCATGACCCAGAGTTTTTAGACAAACTTCAATGGGTACGCACAAAGATAGAAAAGCCGTTGCACATAAACTCTGCACATAGATGTTTTAGGCATAACCTAGCTGTTGGTGGTGTGCCAATGAGTCAGCATAGAAAACTTGCTGTAGATATATCCCTACGTAATCACAACAAAGAAGAATTAAATTTTATGTGTAAGTCTGCTGGCTTTACAGGCTTTGGTTATTATCAGACCTTTTTACACATAGATACAGGTCGCCGCCGACATTGGTTTGGCGGTGATAAGTCATTGGAGTTTTGGTCAGATGATTGATATTTTATCCCCTATTCTATCAACAGGCGTTGGTATCTTTGGCGCGTTCTTGCAGCGTAAGCATGAGCGCAATATGTTTAAACATGAAACAGAGCGTATGCGCGTGGAGTTTGAGCAAGAGTTAGCACTGACCGAAATGTCAATGAAAGCAAGGCGTGAAGAAACTGAGCAAGAGATTGCACTAACAGAAATTGCTGGCAATATATCTGCGTTTACTAACTCGCAAGATGCTGAAAACAATCTGAGTAAGATTAGATGGGGTAAGTCAATGTTAGGCGATATTGCAAACTTTATGCGCTCTATCACCAGGCCAGGCATAACTTGGTATTTAGTTTTAATGACAAGCATACGTACTAGCGAATACTACGCTATTACAGATAAACTAACGCAAGATGTAACTAACTTGAATGACCAGGTAGCATTAATTGGCACGGCGTTTGACCAGATGCTAGCAAATCCGTTTGACTTGGCATTAGTTAACATGACAGCAATGGTTGTTGGCTGGTGGTTTGGTAGCCGAGGTCAAAATACTAGCTATGAAGATGAGCATTACAAAAGAACTTCGTAATGAAAACACATACAAGTATTGAACGCGCTAAAAGAATAGCAGAAGTTTGGCCTAACAGCACATCACTTGCTGATGCTATGCGTAAGGCTGGTATTAGCACAAATACAGAACGTGCGATGCGACAACATAAAAGCAACACACAAAGTATTCTTGGTATAAAGCTTGAGCCACATAATCCTAAGTATAAAACAAATGACGTAGAGTGTCCAAGTAACTTAGATATAAAAGCTGCAAAGAAGTATAAATCATTTTTAATAACATCTGCAACAAATAACAGCACATTAAACCAAAAGTTTTTTGACACACTAGAATTATTTAGTAAGCACCACAAAAGTCAGCTGTTAATCATTCCCCTCAAATACAGACACAATACACTGATAGCTAAAAAAGATTATCAATGGCCCGTTGCTATACATAACTATGCATTGCTAGATGATTTAATATTGAGCAAGTCATTCATGGTGTCTGGATTGCGCCTGACAGCTACTGCTATAGACCCGCTATCTGGTATGCAAGCTCACAGCGGTCAAAGGTCAGTTGTTTATGGCGCTACATCACTGCACCTGAGATTAGCGGCAACACCAGGCGATGAACTGCCCAAGATGCTACAAACTACAGGTAGCTGTACCAGTAAGACGTACACTCGAACAAAAGCTGGTGGTAAAGCTAAGTTTAACCATGTATTTGCCGCAACATACGTCAAGCTTGTTGGAGATAAGTTTTATCACACACAGATAATCTGGGATGGTAAAGGTTTTTATTTTTTAAACGAGTATTGGACACCTGAAGGATTGCAACCTGGTGAAAACTCTGCGGCAATAGTTAGAGGTGATGACCACGCGGCTATGCACGATAGAGTTATACTAAAAGCTAGAGCTAGGCTGTGCGATAGACTTAAACCAGAAATACACGTATTCCATGACGTATTTGATGGCGTATCAATATCACACCACCACAAGCTACTTGATAAGATAAAAGTTTTTAATATGCGTATGAATAGTTTGGCCTGGGAGTTAAAGCATACTGCGGCACATATAGTGCAAACGGGCGGTAAAGAGAATTGGATAGTAGATAGTAATCACGACAGGCATATTGAGCGTTACTTAAATGAAGGCAGACACCTCAAAGAACCACACAATGCGGCGATAGGTTCAGAGTTACTTGCTGAGATAGCTTACAAAAATAAATCAGCATTAGAATGTGCCTTTCAAAAATACATACCAGGATGTTACAAGTTTATAAATGCAAACAAACGTGCGAACATAAAAGGAATAGACGTATCACAACATGGCGATAGGGGCGCTAATGGCTCAAGAGGCAGTATCAAGGGATTTGCCAATGCTATGTATAAAACTGTTATAGGTCACAGTCATTCGCCTGGTATTAGTGGCGGTGCGTGGCAGACAGGCGTATCTACCTTAAAACAGCCTTACAAAGTTGGTTTATCTACATGGGCTTGTGCTGATGTAATAATAAATGCTAATGGCAAACGTTCAATGTATTTTTATATTAATGGTAAAAGCCTGGCTGATTACATCTAATGTTATACGTAAGAAATTCAAATGAAGGTAATGGCTATCAGCTTGTAGTGGCAGATGACAACGGACAGATAGCTTGCTATGATTTAGATATGAAAAGTTTTTTACATCTTTTTAAATCAATGTGCAAATTGTTCTACACTGCTGATTAAGTAATTTCCCTTACACCTATACCAAACCTTACAGCAAAAGCTTCTATAAGAGCCTGTAGCTCATTGTGTTCGTCTTTAGTCATACTCCTTGTAGACATACCAACAGGTATCTGCTCGCGCCCATGTTCATCTGGCATAAATTTATTGCCGCGTAACATATGGCAAAAGTAATCTTTCCATTCCTCTGGGCTATACTTCTCACCTGACTTTAATCCTGTGTGATAACCCTCAAATTCATTCCATCGCATAGCAACGGATATAGTTGACAGCAACGCCCACAGCCTGGAGTTTTGCGGTATGGTTCTAACATTCCTGGTATAACGCACATATGTACCAATAGGTGAAAGGTCGATAAGGCGTTTACACTCCACCTTATCTGCCTCACATTTTATCTGGACTGTATGCTGGCCCATTTAAAATGGTATCTCGTCGTTGAGCTCTTCAGGCTTCGTCACAGGAGCATAACCGCCTCTGTCTGCACCAACACCACCAAAACTGCTCTCACGGCTATCCAGGAGCGTTATAACGCCCGTAAAGCCCTTTAAAACTATCTCAGTCATAGATTTTTCGTTGCCAGACAAATCTTGCCACTTTCTGGTCTGTATTTTGCCTTCAACATAAAGCTTGCTACCTTTGTTTACATAGCGCTCTACAATGCCTATCAAACCCTCTGAGAATACAGCTACTTTATGCCATTCAGTTTTAGATTGCATCTCACCTGTGTTGCGGTCTTTCCATTTGTCAGTCGTTGCCAGGCTAAAGTTTGCTACTTTGTTGCCATTAGCAAATGTTTTTACTTCTGGGTCGTTACCAACATTACCAATTAGTGTTGCTTTGTTAATCATGTTTTTTCCTTTTTTAGTTGATTAAGTTTTTCTACAAGCGCGTTTACTTCTTCGTTTGCGCTTTGTATCTCTGTTAATATTTCTGCTTGGATTTGCTTATCAGCTTCTACTCGGCAAACAGCAAGCTGTAAACCCTCTGGAAACCTTGGGTCGTAACCAGCAATGTCTACCCACTGCCTACCCGTCACAAGTAACTGATGTTGTAACTGAATCTGATACTCTTTAGCGTGTGCATCTTTTTCCAGGTAGCTTACCATTTTAGCCATACTTGCAGGGCATTTGATTTCTACTAAACCATCATCGCCTACCAAGCCATCTGGACTACAAGTAATATGCTCATGCTCTGGATGTATGACCATACCAACCTCTGTTACGATTACATCTTTCTCAAAGGCATAAAAGTCACGTGCTTCTGGTTCTAGGTCGTTCCCTCTCTGCATCGCAGCATTGCTGTAAGTTTCCTCAATCTCGGATGTCATGCGCTCTAAAGCCAATTTCACAATCATGTTTTTGCGTGATGTACTATAGCCAGATTTTGTCTTAGCAAGTATGTCTTTAACGCGAGATGCAGTAAAATTACCACACCTCGCACTAAACCACTCTGGGCTACCTTGCTGTACGTCTACGATTTTCACGCTTCTGCTTTCTCAACAGCAATCAATATAGATTTTTGTTCTGTCCAGGCTTTTCGTAACTTAGCTTTTGCATTGGTAGGTAACTCAGCATTTCTAATTTCCTTAGCAACAGCCTCAAGGGAATCATTATCCATAGATTCTGATATCTTTATAAGCATAGGCTCTAGGTCAACAACAATTTTTTCTGCTTTTGCATCATGTGACTTATTTCCATCATCATCTTCAACTGGGATATTTAGCATTGCTGATATTGCATTTCTACGGCAATAAGTGAATGTACTCATTAGCACATGAATATCTTTATTTTTCAATGGTGCTGGTGTTACTAATTCATAATATTCGCCAGACGTATGATTTAATCGTGTAGTAACTTTAATCATTTGGTTGTCTGTTATTTCACTTAATTCTTGCATAATGCTTAAATTATTATCACTTAATGGTTTATTAGCCGCATTAATAATTGAGCTAAGTGTTGCATATGTTGATTTATAATGTGGGTTTTTACCATCTTTCTTTGCGCCAGTAATAGCATTACTAGCGGCTGTAACAGCTGGTGCTATGTTTTTTGTTGATTCTGAGTATTTCATAATTTTTTCCTTTATTAATGTGTATATTCTACGGATTTATTTTACGTTGTCAATTTATTTTTCTCTATATATTTTTCATAAACGCTTTTACCCTCCTTTGTTGTTATTTTATCATTCAAGTAACCTGCATATAATTCTTTAATACCTAGGCAGGCAACAATACTCGCCGCATATGCATAATTATTTTTCTTCTGTGGTGCATCGTTATAATAGCCTCTGATAGCATTAGCTAACGTGTTAGGGTCGTATTCACTAGATAGCTGTACAAATCTAGCATATGCTCTTTTTTTACCACCTTGCCTGGATTTAACTAGCTTGCTATTAATCTCACTCCAAACCTGTTCAAAAAGCTCTTTATGTTTACTTGTTTGTTCAACTTGTATGTTAGTATGCATCTCCTGCACTATCGGTGGTGCAACTCTTACACGTAGGTCATGCACCTCCTGCATAGGGTAACAAGCAGTATATTCATTGCTATCGTGTCCACCATTATCACTTTTCTTCTTTGTAATTACAACATAGCCAGCCCTCTCCGCTTTCTTTAAATGTGTAAATACACTTCTCAAGCTCATACCACTACTCTTTGCTATTTTCTTTGCACCTGGAAAGCATTGTTCATTCTTTGCATTCATATAAGTACGCAACGTTAAAAGCACCAATCTAGTCATTGGCTCTAAATTGCTTTTTGTGATGGCATCTTCCCATCCCCAAATCCCTTTTTTCATTTTCGACTCCTGTAATCTTGGTTTGGATTATCTATAAACATTCTTGATAGCTCACAATATAAATTGACTTCACCTATGTTTCCATGTCTGTTTTTTGTTACAATCATTTCAAGTTTGTTTTGCCCTTGGGTTAATCTTGCTGTTAGGTCATTGTCATCACCTCTGGCGTTTCTGGCTTCACGTTCAGCATAGTAGAAATCTCTATAGATACCTATGACGCAACTTGCGTCTTGTTCTATATGTCCAGATTCTCTGAGGTCACTTAACTGTGGCCTTTTATCATCCCTTTGCTCTACTGCTCTGGATAGTTGGCATAAAGCCAGCACAGGTACTTCGTACTGCTTTGCTATGGATATCAGCGCGTTACTAACTTCTGTAACCTTTTCGTAGTTTGATTGTCCTGGCCGCGTTCCAGCAACGTGTCCTATGTGGTCAATAATAAGTAACTTTAAATCACTACCACCTGCACGTAATGAGCGTATGGCTCTGTTAGTCACTAGCTTGATGTTGTTAAGGTTTAATCCAACACCTTCCTCCCACTCAATAGGTAGTTTAGCAAATGTATCTGCGGCTCTCTTTATCTTATCTCTTGATTTGTTTTCGCGCCATGCGTGTCGCAATTGACTATAAATTGGGAAATTCTGTGGCCCATATGTAGTAGCGCCTATGCTACTTATAATTCTTTCACTTTGGCCGCTGTTGGTCATTTCAAGTGATAAAAAAACTACACCTTTTCTCTGCATAGCTACATTTTTTGCAATATTTAAGGCTACCGCTGACTTACCCATTGATGGCCTTCCCGCCATAACGTAAACTCTGCCTGGCACAAATCCACCAAGCATCTGGTCGAGATGAAAGTAGCCAGAGTAACAGCTTGCTTGCTCTTTATCTGCATTCAAGTCTGCTATAAAAGTGTCTGATAACTGTTTTGAGGTTTCACTTTTGGTTAGCTGCTTATTGCCATCAAGCATAACAGCATCAATGTCAGCAACGTAATCTTGCAATACAGTATCTATTTCTTGTTCATTGTCATTCAGTTTGTCTTGCAAAGCTCTTGTGAGGTAGTCTGCCTCTCTACGTTTAGCGTAATCTATAACTATCTCGCTGTATGACTTAACTACATTTTCATCACCAGAAAACATATGTACGCACGTTGATAGATATTCTGCTAAGTCAACATCAACGTCTAACATTGTCAGTTGGTTCTTTACGTATATTGCATCAACGCTATGGCCAGATGTTAATCTGTCGCTAATGATAATATATATCTTGCTATTGATTGGGTTATAAAAATGTTGTTGCGCTAGGCTGTTGCTGACCACGTCGTAGTAGTCGTTATCGCGTAGTAAACCGCCTATGATAGCCTGTTCAGCCTCTGGTGAGTGATAATCTTGCATTTTTAATCCTTTTTGCTTGCATTATGTTATATTGTATTTAATATTATGTAAAGCCATTGGTTTCCCTCAATAGTAATGGCATCTGGGCGGTAGTTTTCTAATCCTTTTCTATCGCCCTATTTTTTTAGTATACCTCCAGGATAGTAATCCCATGTACAGCTTTCATAAGCTTCTTAACAAGCCTGTAACGTGCTTGCTTTGCTGTGATAGGTGATTTAACATCCTCAACAATCAATGTGCCTTCTTTATTTTTGTATTGCGAATCCGCTGTATATCTACATATTTTTTGGTCATTAACTAATATCTGATAAACTGGATGTATCTCCAAGTCTGATATTTCACCATCCTTCAATCTTTGCTTGTTGTGCAAATATCTCGCGTGCTCCCGTTTACTATCAAATGTCATACCATCATCTTTAACTTTGATGGCGTTATATTTGTTACGTTTATACATTAATCAATTTCCTTGATGTTAGGTTTGTAGCTGGTGTTAAATCCACGCGATTGTATCTTAGCTTTACCTTGTATTTTCTGTTTGCGCCTCTGACTTTTTTTTGTGGAGTTTGTTAAGCTTCTAACTTTTTTGCGGTTAGCCGCATCTCTTTTATCTTTTGCTAGAGCGCAAGGGTTCACACACCAAAGCGCTATATTAGCCTCCTCATGCTTGCCCCCAAACGCCCTCTGGGCCAAATGCTCGATTCTTATTTTCCGCTGTTTAAATTCTAAGTCCCTCCCACAGCCACAGCCACACTTACCACATTGCTCAAGCGCTATCTTGGCATACAAATAATTTGGTATAAGTTTATATTTAATGTAGTCTGGATGTTCGCTAAATTTCACGTAACAGTCTCCTGAGTGCATCTGTAGTTTCTTTTGTTACTAACTCCTGGAAATGGTGTTGCCGCCTTGTGTCGCCTCGTTTAACAGCACGTTGTAACATCATTCGATTGAAGTAAGGGTGGTTGGTGTAAAAGGTTTCAGTCACTTCTCCTTCATGCTTTTGTATTCTCATCTGAAGTCACCTCTGCAAATCTTGTTTAGTTTGTGTAGTCTGTTGGGTGACAGCCGTTTTTTGTGTAACCTTATGATTGTACTCCAATGTCGTTCTGGGATTCCAAATATTTTCCATTTCCTAACGCTATCGTATTTAAGGTTTTCGATGTTGTTAGCGATGGCCTTTGAGCCACCGCAGTTTTCTATAATTGATTCTATTGTATGTTTAGGCATAGTTCTCTCCAGTTTTAATAATAGGTTCTATGCGGTCTGTGGCCATGTTAAATTCTAAGCGATGACCTGCGGCAACATTGAGCTCATTTATAATTGATTGCTTATCGTTATTAAATTCTAGGCAATCAATCTTAGGGTCAGTCATATACTTTGATATTGTTTCAGCCTCCTTCATAGTTGCTACGTGGATACCATGGTGAGTATCCTCAGTATCGAAGTCTAATACTCTGTAAATTTTCATTTTATTTCCTTTTTCATTTTATATCTCTACTATAATGTTCCATAGACGCAATATTAAGTGCGCGTATGATTGACGCTTTGTCATTGTTAAATTCTGTAAAGCAAATTTCACTGGGGTCATCCATAAGTTTTGCTATTTTTTTGGCGTGTTTCATGCTTGAAGTATAGGTTGACCCACATCCAGTTTCTTCTTCATAATCAAATACTCTATATATTTTCATCTTGTTACCCCTTTTGGTTCAGTATTATCCCAAACTGCACTTATAATATTCCATTGGCTATCCACAATTATTGGCATGTCATAATTATGGAAAGGCATTAAATGATAAACTATATTTTCGTGTGAATTTGCCTCTCTGTTTTTTATGAGGCGAGATTGTTTGTAATGCCAGTTGATAGCATCATTAACATTGTCGAATACATTTAAATTCATATTGTCATCGTCAGTCGTGTCAACTGTTCCATCGTCAAATATCTTAACGTTAAAAACACCATTACCCTCTTTGCTAGTCTCATATATTATTTTATTTGTCATATTACTACCTCCTATATTTGGCTTTATTGCCTTGTGTAGTGATTACACTCTATATCATGCAGAAACATAAGTCAAGGAAATAAATTCCGCATTAGCAATATTTATAGTATAGTATTAGTAAAATTAATGTTAGAAAAGTGTTGCATTAGGGTAAATCTTATGTAAATCTAGGCAAAACAAAAGGAGTAACTATGACAAACGACGAATATAGCAGATTATTAAAGAAATTAGGTTTTAACTATGCAAGTTTTGCAACTTTTTGTGGGTGCAACAGGTCAACTATTATAAGGCATAGTCAAGGCAAAATAGACCCAATTCCCCAGGTTTATAAAAACGTGTTGACATGGATGGAAGAAGGCAAGCTTGATAACCCAAATGACTAGCTGGATTTGGACACAGGATAAAATACTATTAGCCACTAAGTTGTGGGGCGATATGTATATGTCTCCTGAGCAGATAGCAAAAGAGCTAGGTGTAAGTAAATCAAGCTTAGATAAGTTTGCACACCGCAATCGCGATATATTGCCCAAGCGTGGTTTTACCAAAAAGAAAAAAGAGTTAAAGCTTGTAGCACCAAAATTTAAGCAATATAAAAAATATGCAGATATAGCTGAAATACATAAATGTAGGAAGTTGTGGATGGAAGGCTATGGCGTAAGTGAAATATTAGAAATGGCTGATATAAGTTACACCACTTTTAATAAAATGCGTAAATATGCACCTAATCAATTTCCCAAGAGAAGCAACAAGAGCGAAAATATTATATCCGCAAGCTTTGTGCCAAAACCTGGCAAGGGTTATTTTTTAAGGTCAGCAGGTGGTTATTTGCATTGCTCAACCAAAACACTAACACTGCAAGCAAAACTGGCATGGCGTGGTAACTTAGACCAAGCTAAAATTGTCATGGATAATAGTAGTTTTAAGTTAATACCAATCAGAGAATATTAATAATGTTGTGGCAGATATTAAAAGTTAAAAGTGATGCAGTTTTAAATGTGCATGATTATTTAAGTCAGAATAATATCGAAGTATATACGCCGTTTGAGACTAAATATTTAAGGACTAGCAAGCAACAAAGAAAAAAGCGTGTGAGGATTAGTTATGTCGAGCCATTATTCAAAGGATATTTAATAATAAAGGTTGAAGGCAATACAAATAAATTAGCTGAATTGATAGCCAAAAATGCTAACATATATGGATTTATAATGCATAACGATGCACCATATTGTCTAAGTTTAAATGCTATTGATGATTTAAAAGAGATATATCCGACAGGCTACAAAACTAGTAAGCATTCAAAGAAAAATAGACAAAAAAAATATAAACCTGATGTGTTTAAGCAATATAGTCCAGGTGAGTTAGTGCAGTTTAAAACGGGTAGCATGGCTGGCTTGCAGTTAAGTGTTCAAAGCCAGGTAGATAATAATTTAATACTTATGTTAAATATTTTAGGTACGCCTCGAAAAGTTGAAACGGCAATAGAGAATATAAAGTCTGTTACATAGTATAAGTTTTTCTAATGCTATACTATAAGTAGTTTCTATATTAGTCATACAGATAGGCAATTAAGCCACCTTGAAAGGAAATAAAATGACAAATAAAATAACAGTAAATAAATGGGTTGGTAACTTTATCAATGGTGATTACAATTGCAACGATGTAAGCACGCAATGCAGTGCGGGTTGGTACGATTGGTTTTGTAATAACAGCAGTCTTGCAAAGAAAACAAAATTACTTGGTAAAAAAGTTATACAATTACTTCCCAGTGCAAAAATTGACGGACATAAAATGTACGTTTGGTTTAAGAATAATGGCGACTGTCAAGGCAGTTATGATGATTTTCGTTTTGCAGATATAAAAACTGGCGAAATTTTTTATACTATCGCTTTAGCAAATAATACACATAAAAATGAAATATGGGGTCGAGAAAATAATTTTGAGCAACCAATACTAACAGGTTCGTGGAAAGAAGTTAAAGAATTTTTTGGCATATAAAGGATAATAAAATGAATGTAATAAACACTAAATATAATGCTGTAGAGGACTTAGCTGAGATTATAGCCTCGCATATCGAGGAACATATAATGGATGATGCTAGTAACACGATGTATGAATACTATCAAATTATGGATAAAATTCATGCATTCGCTGAGAATGTAGCACAGAGTACACAAGACTTGTTGCGGGAAACTGAAACTGAAGTACTTAGTATGCATATTATTCATGATGATATGTATGAAAGTGCTAGGTCTTCTTTTAAAGTGGCACAAATTTTGAGACAATATGAAATCGAATCGTGCGAGGATAAACCCATCCGACGCGCCCCAACTTTTTATTAAAGGATTAAAAAAATGATTACAAGAAAAACTGAGTATGACTTAGAGCGAATTAATAAATATAACGAAAAGCCAAAATATAAATTGACGTTAAGGCTTAACTTTTACAAACGTGAAGCAACTAAAAAACCTACTGTTACTGGTTTTTATAGAACTTTTTTTGATGATGTTTTATTTGATAGTTTTGAAAAAAGCCATATTATAAAATATAACAATAATAGCTTTAAATTCGATGATGATATACCAATTGTAACAAACGGTATTTTATGCGACAAGCAAGCTACTGACTACCTGGTTAATTACATTGAAACTAAATTAATAGATTACTTTGCAAGGAAATATAAAAATGAATATGTGTTATAATTGCGGCGGCGAATTGTCATGGAATAATGATTTTGATATCAGTCAAGAAAATGACGAGGGTTTTATAATATTAACCATTTTGACTTGTACAAAATGCGACGCGCTAGTAGAATATAATATTAAAAATTTTAATACTGTACAATAAGCAATATTTATGTAATAAAAAAATCAATCAAGGCATAAGCCATTTTAAAAAAGGATTATTACAATGCAAAAGCAATCATGTTTAATTTATCGCGGCCCTAGTGAAATTGACGGGCAGCCCATTATAGCTGCTTTAACGTTTAGCAAAAGAAATAAAAAGCTTGGTAAAATGGCAAGCCTGTATATTATCAATGATAATGGAAAAGGCCCAATTGAAAATAACAGACTAGGTTTAGACGTTTCAATCTGTGGCAATTGCCCCTTAAAAGGAATAGCTCACAATGGTGATAAAGGAACTGCAAAAGAACGCGTTTGCTATGTGTCTCTTATCCATGGGCCAAATTCAATTTATAAAGCTTACAAGGCCAACAAATATAAACTTGTTAATGACTTGGAATCGCTTGGCGCTAATGAAGCTATAAGATTGGGTGCATATGGTGACCCCGCCGCTGTACCAGGTCATATAATTAAGGCATTAATCAGCAGGGCCAAATCTTATACGGGTTATACGCATCAGCATGATTTGAAAGGCGTTGATTATTCTAATTGTATGGCAAGTGCTAATTCGTTAAAAGACGCGCGTAAATTTTGGAAGCTTAACATTCGAACTTTTAGAACCATAAAAGAAAATGACAGCTTGCAACCTAATGAAATTTTGTGTCCCGCCACTGATATAAAGCTAAAAGAAAAGGCCATTACTTGTGCAACGTGTAAGCTTTGCAGGGGGTCAAGTATTAAGGCTAAATCTGTTGCAGTTGTTTTGCATGGGAACGGCGCGAAATGGGCGGCTTAATAATAACTAATTACTTGCATTTTATTACAAAAAAGCTTATGATTTCATATAGATAATTGATTGAGAAAGGTTAAGATATGCCAGGAAAGGGACTATATGCGAACATAAACGCACGCAAGAAAAAAGGCATAAGCCGAAGCAAAAAGAAGTCAACTATATCACCCAAAGCTTATGCAAACATGAAAAAAGGATTTAAAAAGTAATAATTGCAACATAAGTAACTCTAATTGTTTACTATAAGCTAAACATATACTATAAAAAAATAGTCCAAGGCAATTAAGCCATTAAGAAAGGGACAAAAAATGACTGAATTAATGAGAAAATCGTACGAAAAAATAATACATGATTACAATTATAATGAAAATAAAATACACCACAAAGGGCTTATCGAGGGCGCTCTAGAGGCTCACCATTACATAGGTGTTGATGATGCCGTTCGCTTAGTAACAAACCATTTTCACTTTTCAGTTACGGAGGTTCTTGAATACTTAATATATGCGGATTTCACTGATGACGAATTAGGAGGTGATATAGTCAATTCATTAATAGATAGCACTGATGATGACTTAACTAAAAATGAAAATGAAATGATTAAATATTTAATGAACTCATACAATAACTAAAGGATTTAAAAATGACTTATAATAACAAAACGAAAAGCAAATATTCATATGAAGTTGAAGTTTATACATATAAAAAACCAAGTTATATTATAGGCGAATTTGCAACAGTTAAAGAGGCACGCGCCAAAATAAAAAGAGCAAACTTAGCAAAAAATACAGATATAAATATTTGGAAATTAAAATATTTTGAACAAACTATGAGTTGGAATAGTAGCGTTATAAATTCAAAACTACACGCACAATTTACTATATAACTTTTAAAGACAAAGGATTATAAAATGACTTATAACGATAAACACGAATGGGCTTATGAAATACTAGATGACCTTTTAAAAAGAAAATTTCATAGTATGACTAGCGCACCTATAAGTTACACCCGTCATTTACAACAAAATTATAAACTAACCAAAGTACAAGCACAACAAATATTTAATGAATGGGCAAGTAAGGTTGTAAGAGCGAATGAGTGTTTTAATAGATAACTAATAGATTATATATATATAATTAACAGCTCATTTAATTTGTTAAATTGATATTAACTTGCGGGTACATGGGGGTTATTATCTAAAATAGACAGTATTAGGGTTATTAATGCTATACAATAAGCTGTTACTATGGTTTATTATGGTTATCACAAACAAAAGGATTAAGAATATGACAACAACAGAAAAAAACAAACTTGAAAAGCTTATAGACAAGCACGTCTCTATAGGGGAACAAACAGAACGCGAATTCATGGACAATAAAGCATATGCGCCTGGCTTTATCTTTAGGGGTGAAAAAAAGTATTATGACGCCTGGCAAGTCTCTAATGTTGTTAGGTACATTAAAAAGAATGGTTTTAACCAATACAAGCCGCAAGATATTAAAACGGTTGTTGCATCCAATCCTAGGTACTACGGGCCAAGAATTGAGATTAATAGAAGCATTCACATAGCAACAAAAGAAACACAAAAAGAATTCATTCAATGGTGCATAGGTTTTAACGACGGGGTCACGCAATGCTAAATTATTTGCAATCAAAAGCTTTTCTTATCGATATGCTAAATTTATTATTAATTATAGGCTTTGTATGTATAACAACGCTTTGGTTTATAGTGCTGACAGCTTAAAGGGAGGGAATAATTGCCAGGCTTCAAGGCTTGGCTTTTATTTGTACTGTAAAAGAACAAACCATGAACAAACGTTCGCTATCCGTTCACCCTTTGTTCGCCTTATGTCTTCGCCACTGAAAGCGTTTTGAGCTTTTTATATAGTAGGGTAAGCAAAACCCTGAAACCTTACCCACGCGGCTTAAATCGCTCATATGAGCGTTCACCTTTTGTTCTTTTGCTACTGGCGCGGCTAACATTAGCAATATTAATGTTGACCATAAGCGGCTTACCAGGCATAACTTAATTAAGGCAATGAAGCCGCTCTTTAAAAAGAAAGAAAAGACAATGTATGGACATAGTAACTATAATTATTTCGTAAAAATATATTATATTGAAAACAATAATAAAGCGAATGAAACATTCATTTTTGACAATCGCAAAGAATATAGTAAATTCTTTGATTATGTGCTAAAGCTAAGGCATAACAGGGACAGCAACATTTATGATATAGCTTATGGGCATGGGTATAAGGTAGGCACAACTGAAGACGCTATTAACAAATTGTTAGACTGGGGCGACGTGTTACTACCTAGCGAAAAAAAAGATATTGATGTTGTAAATATGGAATTTGAAGAAGCATAAACTACAAAACTCAAAACATAAACGACCTAAACCAAAACAAATTTAACCAGGGGGGCATTGCCTCCCTTTTTTATTGCCCGACCCCACCCCACCATCTTATATATATTTATATGTTTAACTTTATATATACATCACCACCTATTTTTATATCCCCATTTTTTTTCTTGAATTTTTTTTGCCCTGTGGTAATTATACAACAGATGATGCCGCGCGTTCAAACAATATTGAAGCCTCGCACCTCGCCTTTTGTTAAGGCTTATGGGGGTATTGCGTCATTTTTTTTTGGAAAAATTTTTTATGAAACCTTGTAAGTCATGTACCAGTCCTAAGACCTGTCAGAAGATGGGTAAGTGTAGAAAGCGTTCTGGTAAGCGTAAATCAAGCGGTTATAAGATACCTGGGTATTAGTATATTATGTTTGGTAGACCTGGCTTAGATAGATTTAACAGACCCAATGGCAACTTAACCAATGGTGGTAGGCAGAATAATATGGGTTTTGCACCCTTGCAACGTGCTGTAAAGCGACCTGGTGGTAATGGTGGTATGATGCGTCAACAACAACCCATAGAACAGCGCCCTATGCAACAAACGCCAAAACAACCTATGATGCAAAATTCTGTACCAGAATATATTAAAACAGCACCAAGTGTTGCACAAATGCCACAGATACCGCAACCCATGCAGCAAATGCCTGTAACGCAACAACAAATACCTAATCAAATGCAGCCTATACGTGAGTATCAAGAGCCGCAAGCGCTAACTAACGATGTAATGCCTGTAGCCCCTAAGATGCCACAATACAGTATACCTACAATGCCTGATAAACAACCTATTATGCAAGATTATATGCCGTTTGCTGGTAATAACAACGCATTTAACAACTACAATCGCATGATGCAGCAACAAACATTAAACAATCAGTTAAGAGGACTTGGACAGATATCTGATGCAGAATTGAGGCAACGTAATGGATATTAAACCTAAACGTAAAAAAACAGGTGGCAGACAAAAAGGTACACCAAATAAACAAACTGCATTATTAAAGGATGCAATACTGCAAGCTGCTATTAAAACAGGTGGTGGTAAAGATGGTTTAGTTAGGTATTTACGTGAACGTGCAGAAGAAAACCCTGCTGCATTCATGACGTTGTTAGGCAAAGTATTGCCAATGCAAGTGGCTAACGACGACAGCGGTGAGCCATTTAAAATAATAAATAAAATAGAATTGACAGCACCAAAAAGTGACAGCGATTAACATAGAATTACCGCCTAAGCTTATACCTGTATTTGAAGGTAAAGCTGATTTTAGAGGCGCATATGGCGGCAGAGGCAGTGCTAAGACACGTAGCTTTGCCATGATGACGGCTGTAAGAGGTGCAATGCTTGCAAGTAATGGCGAAAGTGGACAAATACTTTGCGCTCGTGAGCAGTTAAACAGTTTGAATGATAGTAGTTTTGCCGAGGTAAAAGCAGCTATTATTGGCAATAAATGGTTGTCACAATGCTATGAGGTAGGCGAAAAGTATATAAGAACTAACCCTAAAATGCCAGGGCGTGTTGATTATAGTTTTAGCGGACTAAGACATAACCTTGAAAGTATTAAGTCAAAAGCGCGTATTATGCTGTGCTGGATTGACGAAGCAGAACCTGTAAGCGAACTAGCCTGGAGTAAACTACTCCCTACAATTCGTGAAGAAGGCTCTGAAATATGGGTAACATGGAACCCAGAACGCAAAGGTAGTGCTACAGACCAACGCTTTAGGCTTGAACCGCCTAACAGCAGTAAAATAGTACAAATGAATTGGAAGGACAACCCTTGGTTTAACAAAACGCGATTGGCTAATCAACGCATAGAAGACCAAGAAAAACGACCCGATAGCTATGAGTGGATATGGGAAGGCGATTATGCCAGTGTGCATGAAGGCGCATATTTCTCTAAACTATTAGCGCAAGCTGAACGTGATAAACGGATTGTTGATAGTCTACCTATTGACCCTGCACTGCCTGTGTACGGCTTTCACGATATTGGTGGTTCTGGTGCTAAAGCTGATAGTTATACTATTTGGTTAGCACAATTTGTAGGTGATTGGATACACATATTAGACCATTACATAGCACAAGGCCAAGTGCTTAGTTATCACATTAATGAAATGCGTAGACGATGGCCACACGCTATAATGCAGCTACCGCATGATGGTGTTAACGAAAATAGTTGGACAGGCAAAAGAATAGAAGACCATTGGAGAGATGGCGGGTTTGAGGTGCTAAAACCATTGACAAACCAAGGTAAAGGCGCAGCAATGCAACGTGTTGAAGCTGTAAGACGCATATTACCTAAATGTAAGTTTGTTAGAGAAAAAACACAGGCTGGCCGAGTATCACTTGGTTGGTATCACGAAAAGCGCCCTGCTGATGGACGTGACATAGGACTTGGCCCTAATCACGATTGGTCATCACATGACGCTGATAGTTTTGGATTAATGGCAATAATGTCAGATAGATTTGTTAGACGTAAAGCAAAACCACTGATAATGCCTAATTACGGAAGTGCAATATAATGCAAGAATACAACGCAGACATATTTGACGATGATGAAAACAACACTGCTGACGGCGTAGATGATACGGGTGATGATGATGTGTTATCTATGGTACGTGCTGAGTTTGAACAATCTATTGGTATGTCACATGATAGTGACCTAACAAACAGTCGTGAAATAGCATTACGTTACTACAATGGCGATGTGTTTGATGTATCTGTATTTGGACAGCGCAGTAAAACTGTAAGTACAGATATTGCTGATAATGTTGAATCTATACTGCCTGACCTTGTAGAAATATTGTCAGGTGAAGATGTAGCTGTATTTCAACCTGTAGGTATAGAAGATGAAGAAGCTGCCCAACAAGAAACAGATTATATTAATCATGTGTTTTTTGAACAAAACAATGGGTTCCAGGTGCTATATGACGGCATAAAAGAAGCATTATTGCTTAAAACAGGTATATTTCGTTGGTATTGGGAAGAAGATAGCTACGACGATAAACAAACATACGAACAGATTGATGGCTTTGGCTATATGTCAATGCTGGAAAACGGTTATGAATTAACTGCTGGTGAAACAGAAGAACGTGAAGATGGTCAAATAACTATAACAGGCGCTGAGTTTACTAAAACTACTACAAAAGGCCGCGTAAAAATAGAAACAGTACCTGCTGAACGATTTGCAGTAGCAAAAGATACTGTAAAATTGCGAGATGCAACATATTGCGTAGCGCAAATACAAACACGTAAACAGGATTTATTAGAAAAGGGTTATGACCCTGACAAAGTAGCAAATTTAACTAATGTAGATGTTGGTGACAATGAAACCGTTACTGATGCACGTAGTTTAGACACTGAAGATGATTTATTTAACAATTCTATAGGTGTAATGGAGCAAGTTACTGTTTTAGAGCATTATATACGTGTTGAAGGCCAAATAAAACGACTTATAACTAATGACGATGCGTCTGTAATATTGGAAATAGAAGATGCGGACTATATACAATACTCTAGTATATGTCCATACCCAATGCCCCATAAATTTTATGGATTGTCTTTAGCCGATAAATTAATTGAAGTGCAGCGTGTAAAAACAGGCATACAACGACATATGCTAGATGAACTGTCATTTAGCCTCAATCAACGCATGGAAGTGTCAGAAGATGGTGCGAATGAAAACACTATATCTGATTTGCTCAACAATACGCCTGGCGCACCAATAAGGTCACGCAATGGCGGTGCCGTAAGACCAGTTAGACTGGCTGGCAGTGGTTTTGACTATATGTCAGGTCTAGAAACAGCAAATGTCATGGCAGAGCGCCGTACAGGCATCATGCGCGGTGAAACGGGTATAAAGGCTGACACATTGCACGAAACGGCCTCAGGAGCGCTTACAATGCTTTCTGAAGGTAAAAAACGTACAAGACTAATGGCACGTATCTTTGCTGAAGGCGGTATTAAAGATATGATGTTAGGTATACATTGTCTTATTAAAGATTATGCAACGGAAGCTGATTATGTCCGTCTTAGAGGTAAGTGGACACAAGTAGACCCTACAAAATGGGGTAGGCGACACGATATGACTATAGAAATTGGCGTTGGTGCTGGTGGTAAGCAACAAGAAGCATTATTAGCTAAAGAAGTTATAAATCTGCAAGCTGCAATTGTTAGTCAGCAAGGCGGTGCGCCGCAAGGTTCGCTTGCAACACCTGAGTCAATACACGCTGCATTAATACGATATGCTACAAAAGCTGGTATAAAAGCACCTGAAATGTTTTTCCCTGCACCACAGCCTGGCATGGGTGAGCAAGGCCAAGAGCCGCAAGATAACAGCGAACAAATAAAAATGCAAATGGAAGCACAAGCTAAACAGCAAGAAATGGAACTTAAAAAGTACGAAATAGATAGCAGAATGCAAATTGAGCGTGAAAAAATGGCTGCAAACGATGCATTGCAACGTGAAAAAATTGACAGAGAAACAGCATTGGCTGTGCAGATGCGTGAAATGGAAATGCAGTATAAACAAGAAGTATCATCATTTAGACCTGGTGGTAGCCTTATAACATGACAACAATAAGTAGCGCAGAAGCAAGCACGAACGCTACACAGGCTAAACGTGAATTAAAGCTGACAACTACAGCACTAAAAAACATGGAAGAAATAGCATATGAAACGCTTTTGCAAACAGGAGCAAAAGACGAAGATAAACGACGTGAACTTATAGCACTTATCAATGTGTGCCGTGAGATTCCACGTAAACTAAACAACTACATTGACACTCATAAGATTAACCAAGAAGGAGTCTAAGAAATGAGTAATGAAGCCCCCTTAAGTATCGACCAAGCCGTAAGCGAGCTAACACAGTTAGAGCCGCCAAAGCCTGAAGAAGCAGAAACTACAAATGCTGTAGAGGAAGTAGAAACAGAAGATACTGAACTAGATGGTGAACCAGAAACCATCGACGACGACGAGGAGCCTGACGATAGCGAGGTCAACCTTGAAGATGAAGAAGTTGAGGAAGTTGAAGCGGAAGAAGATGTTCCGTCAATCGACGCACCCCAATTCTGGACTGATGGCGCAAAAGATGTTTTTTCATCACTGCCTGCTGAAGCACAATCTGTTATTGCAGACGAAGTTAAGCGGTCACAAGCTGAAACAACTAGAGCGCAACAAGCTGCGGCTGAAGTAACTAAACAGTCAATGCAACGTATGGAACAACTACATAATGTTATTGAGTCAGTGCAAACTGAAACAGCAACATTAGACAGACTGTTTGATGAGCGTTGGAATAACATTGATTGGGTAGCTATGTCGCAAAGAGACCCATCAGAATACTTGCAAAACAAAGCGTTGTTTGAAGCTGAGTCGCAAGCCTTAGAGGTTCATAAAGAATCTGCGGTTAATGCACAACAAGAATATGAACAACAGATATTGCAAGAAAACTTTGCAAATGTACCTAAACAATTTCCAGATTTACTGGATGCTGTTAAAGGGCCAGAAATACAACAAACATTGACTAAAACATTGTTGGATTTAGGCGCGACACCAGAAGAACTTAGGTTTGCAAAACCAGGAATGTTAGCTTTAGCTTATGATGGTATTAAGTACCGCAATAGTCAAAAGAAACTTTCAAAAACTAGCGCAAAACCTGCGCCTAAGACAATTAAGTCAAAAGGCAAATCAGCAGGCAATGCAAATTCATTAAGAAAAGCTCGTGCTGCAAAGCGCTTCAACAAGTCTAATTCATTAGATGATGCTGTAGCGTTATTGTTATCGAGTTAGCTATCAACAGGAGATATTAAGATGGCTGCACCAACAAACACAATCGTACCAGCAGGTGTTGCTGGCAACAGAGAAGACCTCTCAAACCTCATCGAGCGCGTTGCTCCTGAGAAAACACCATTCTGCTCAAACATTAAAGGCGGCGGCGTTAAAGTTACTGCTACACGTCATGAGTGGCAAACAGAAACACTAGCAACTCCAGATGCTGCTTCAGCACAAGTTGATGGTGATGATACTACATCATTCGAAGCTAACACAAGAACACGTGTTGCTAACCGCGTACAAACTAAAAAGCGTGCGGTAGTTGTAGCTGGCATACAAGAAGCTGTTGACTCGGCTGGTGTAGCGTCAGAAATGGCTAGACAAAAGCTTATCAAAGGTATTGAGCTAAAGCGTGACTTTGAAGCACGTTTTATTGGTAACTTTGCTTCATCTGAAGAATCAGGTTCAACTGGTCGTAAAGCTGCTGGTGCATTAGCCTGGGCAACTTCAAACGTATCGCGTGGTACAAATGGTGCTAATGGTGGATATAGCGGAACAGATTGTGCTGCTGCTACAAATGGTACACAGCGTACTTTTACCAAAACTATTATGGATTCCGTAATTCAATCTGGATTTAACAATGGCGCTACATTCTCACAAATTTATATGAGTGCTGCTCATAAAGCAATATTTGCTGGATTTGCTGGACTTGCAGCTAACCGTTATGAAATCAACGGAATGGATGAAGGCGTAGTTGTTGGCGGTGCAGACGTTTATCTGTCTAACCACGGCAAACTAACTATAATACCAGTACAGTATGGTTTAACACGCGATGCTCTATTTGTAGACCCATCCATGTGTACATTAGGTACATTACGTTCACCACGTTATGAAGAACTATCCAAAACTGGTGACAACGAAAAAGGTCAAATCCTTGGTGATATGACACTAATCGTTAAAAACGAAAAAGGTCTAGGCGTAGCCGCAGACTTAACCTAATATTAGGTAACGAATGGGGGTTGGCATTTGCCAGCCCCTACAATTAGGAGATAAATATGCCAAAAGCAAAAGCACCAAAGATTAAAGCTAAAATACAAAAAGATGATGGTATTGAATGCATAGTTACTAAAAAAGGCGGTATAGCTTGCATTAGAACAGGTAAAAATAATGCTGATGGCAGTGAAATATGTTACAAAAAAGGCGACATATTTAAAACAAATGCAGCGCAAGCTAAATTACTAGAAGAAAACGATTTAGTTGTAGCAAGGGATTAACATGAGTAGTTTTAAACCATTTTCATATGATGCAGCAACAGGCATGAAACACAGCCTGGCAGTAGATAGTGCAACAGATGAAATGTATGTAAAAACAGAACAAGATGTCACTAAAATATTAGATGATAATAAAAGACAACAATATGATGCTAAAGGTACATTGGGCAAGGCTGACTTGGTAAAGGTTGGCACAATACCATTAGGGCTTATACAGCATTGGAAAGCAACAGAAGGCATTGATGTATTTAATCAAGACCATTGGCCTCGTGTTGTAGAAAAATTAAATAGTAATGAATTTCAAGCATTGCGAGTGGCGCAGTTTAAGGTGTAGTTATGGCATTTGCAAATCTAGGCGAGTTAAAAACAGTTATAAATGACACGTTAAATCGTGATGATTTGACTGCACAAATACCTAATTTTATTAAAATGAACGAAGAAAGCGTTAACCGCAAAGTTAATGTATCTGAAATGGAAGAATATACTGAGTTTACTATAAACGTAGGCCAAACAACACTTCCTACAAACTTTTTAGAAATGCGTAATATACAGATGAAAAACTCTGAATATCCATTGCAGTATGTACCGCATAACTCATTAGATGGCATAGGCGCTGACTCAGGTATACCTAGGTTTTATTCTATACAAGGCACTAAATTATTATTTTATCCATTTCCACCAGATGCTACTATTGGCATTATGAGATATTTGGCTGAAGTAACGCCTTTAGTAAATGATGTAGACACAAATTGGTTGCTAAGTAAATCACCACAAATATATTTATACGGTACACTATTACACGCTGCACCATTTTTGAATGATGACAGTAGATTGCCTGTGTGGAGTGCATTATTTGAAGATGCTGTAAAGGCATTAAATGACCAAGACAAACGCAGAATGTCAGGAACAAAACCACAGATGATTAACACAACAGCAGGATACTATTAATATGCCTACAACAACTAACTATGGCTGGACATATAATACACCAGGTACTGCACAAGATACATGGGGCGGTGATTTAAACGCTACGCAAATAGCAATTGATGCACAAGTAAAAATTAATGAAAACTTAGCTAATGCTAAAGCACCAATAGCCAATCCTACATTTACAGGCACAGTAACAGGGCCAACATTTGCTGGTAATTTAACAGGCAATGTTACAGGTAACGTAACAGGTAACGTAACGGGTGCTGTGACAGGCAATGCAACATCAGCAGATAAATGGTCTACTGCTAGAACAGTAACGTTAACAGGCGCTGTAACAGGAAGTGTAGCATTTGATGGTACAGGTAATTTTTCGTTAGCTACAACACTTGCTACTGTAGCTGACAGTACATTTACAATAGCAAAAACAAGCGGTTTGCAAGCTGCATTAGACAGCAAAGTAACACACGCTAGTGGCAATGGCAGAACAATAACTGTAGGCACATCAGCACCTAGCAGTCCATTAACAGATGACATTTGGTTTGATACAACAGTATAATGGCAATAAAAACGTATAACGGCACTGCATTTGCAGAGGTAACAGCTAAGTATTACAACGGTAGTGCGTGGGTAGAACCTAACAGTGGTGTTAAAAGATGGAATGGTAGTGCATGGGAAGTTGTTTCTACTGCATTTGAAGCAACATTAACGCAAACAACATTGTCTGGCTCATCATCATATAACTCATCTATAGGTAGTTACACAGGCGTTACAAGTAGTCCTGGCACGGGCTATACAGCGGTAACTGTTACAGGCGGTAGAGCGCCATTTACATATCAATGGTTCTATATATCTGGCACTGTAAGTAGCATAAATTTATTTCCACAACTCCCTACGCAGTACACTACAAGATTTGGTTTTAATTACGCATTGCAAGGTGGAAATGCTGTTTACAGATGTCAAGTAACAGATGATGATGGCAACGTAATAAATTCAGATACAGTTACAGTGAGTTTTAGTTAATGTTAGTACCATTAAACATACCACCAGGTGTATACACCAACGGCACAGAGTATCAGTCAAAAGGCCGTAACTTTGATGCTAACCTTGTGCGCTGGCAATTTGGAGCACTAGGGCCAATAGGCGGTTGGAGGCAAAGAACAACTACAACTGTAAGCGGCAAGGCAAGACGTGTTATATCTTGGCGTGATAACAGTAATCAAATATTTGCCGCTATAGGTACCAACAGTAACTTGTACGCTATGACTGTAGGAGGTGCTGTAACAGATATTACGCCTTCTGGATTGACTACAGGCAGGGCAGATGCAGATACAGGTGCTGGTTATGGCACAGGTTTATATGGTCGCGGCCCGTATGGGGTTAGTAACCCTGCTGTAACTAATACTATAAATCCAGCAAGTGTATGGTCATTAGACACTTTTGGTCAAATATTACTAGGTGTATTGCCTGATGATGGTAAATTATACGAATGGAATGTAGATGTAAATGTTGATGCTACACAAGTAACAAATGCACCTATAAGTAATAAAGCAGTATTAGTAACACCAGAACGTATTGTAATGTGTCTTGGAGCAGCAGGAGTGCCAAGAGATGTTGCTTGGTCAGACCAAGAAGATAGAAATCAATGGACAGCGGCAGCCAACAACCAAGCTGGTAACTTTAGCTTGCAAACAGCTGGTACAATATTAAATGCTGTTAATGTAAAAGGTGGTAGCCTGATATTTACAGACAAAGACGTATGGCGCGTTGTATATTTAGGGCCGCCATTAGTGTACGGATTTCCACAAGATAATGCTGGTGGTGGTTTAGTATCTGCTGGTGCTGTAACTACGGCTGATGGCGCAGCATATTGGATGTCACATGAAAACTTTTATGTTTATACAGGTTACAGCCAACCTATAAAATGCGACGTACATGATGCAGTATTTAAAGATATTAACAGAGCGCAAATTAGTAAAGTTACTGCTTGGCATAACGCATCATTTGGTGAGGTTTGGTGGTTTTACCCTAGTGCGGATAGCACTGAAAATGACAAATATGTGGTTTATGACTACAGAGAAGGGCATTGGAATAAAGGCAGTTTATCGCGATTATGTGCGACAGACAAAGCGCCGTTACCATATCCAATAGCTGTAGATGCTACTGGTAAGATATATGACCATGAGTTTGGGTATGACCACAATGGCGATGTAAGTTTTATTGAGCATGGCCCTGTAGAATTAGGTTCGGGTGAAAACAGCTCTAATCTTACGTTTTTATACCCTGATGAAAGCGCACAAGGCGATGTGAGCATGACATTTAAAACCAAAATGTATCCTAACGGCACAGAGCGTAGTTTTGGGCCATATACAGCAACTAGGCAACCTGTACCAATAAGAGTACATGGCAGACAGATGCTTGTTAAGGCAATAGGCGCAGAGTCAACTAATTGGAGGCTTGGTGTACCGCGTATTGAAGTTAAACCAGGGAGCAAACGATGAGGCTACCTGATGCAATGCCAGCCTACGATGCAATAAATGAAACAGAAACACGTCGCAATATTACATATGAAATGACGCAAACACGTAAGATTAATGAAGATATAAATATAAACGCAAACAATAGATTAATACTTACAAGTCCTAACGGCACACGCTATAGTGCAAGTATTAATAACTCTGGAGTATTAACATGGACGGCTCTGTAAATATAGAGAACCATAAAGAACAAATTGTAAACGCTTTAGCACGTTCAGGACATAAACACACGTATGATGATGTAAAAAAAGCTGTTGCAAATAGTGAGGCACAATATTGGCCCGCTAATAACAGCGCTGCAATAACACAAATAGCTAACAAATCTGATGGAACTGTTGGATTAAATGTTTGGCTATATGGTGGCGATTTAAAAGATTTTTATCTTTTAGTAGATGCCGCAAAAAAACACGTAAAAGACTTAGGCGGTGACTTTATTATGACATTTGACCACCGCAAGGGTTGGAACAGATTATTAAAAAAACTTGGTTTTGTTGAGCATGGCAAAACCTTAATATGGAGGCTGTAATGGGCGGCAAGAAAAAAGTTGAAGATAAAAAAGATGTTACGTTTGACCCGTACTCAAGACAAATGCTGGATAGCGCTAATCGTAATGTTAATGAGCTTACAGGGCAAGAATTTGCACCCTATACAGGCGAACGTGTTGTAGATATAACGCAAGGTGAACGTGATGCTGTAGCTAATTATTTAGGGAACAACGTAAGTAATCGCGGTTTTGTTGAGCAAGGCTTGTCAATGGCACAGCAAGGCGCACAATACACGCCAGACCAAATACAATCACAAAACTTTACTGATGCAGATATTAGCGGATACATGAACCCATACATGGAAAACGTAATTAGTAATGCATTAAGTGATATAGACCGCAGAGAAATGGCTAGTGCTGAAAATATTGATGCACAAGCCTCTAGAGCATCTGCATTTGGGGGTTCTAGACAAGCAATACAGCAAGCTGAAAATACACGTAATTTTGGTGAAATAGCTGCAAAAACTGCGGCACAACTAAGGCAACAAGGTTATGAAGATGCTGCAAGTAGAGTGCAAGCAGATGCACAAAGACAGCTTATGGCAGACCAATATAATCAGTCGGCTGGATTACGAGGTGCAGATATGAGAGCGCGTAGTGCAGACCAAGTGGCAAATATGGCTGGTCAATTATCTGACGCTGATATGAGAGCAATGCAAATTGAATCTGGATTAGGTGCTGCGGATAGAGAAATTGAACAGCAAAGATTGCAAGCAGCATATGATGATTATTTAGCAGGAATAAACGATAGATATAGACGCGCTGATTATCAGATACAATTAGGTCAATTAACACCAAACTTACAAGACAGTACAAGCACACGTACAACAAGTGGTGGTAGCGGCATCGGTGGTATGATTGGGCAAGGTCTGTTAGGATTAGCTAGTATGCCATCAGGCGGTGTAGGTGCTGGTATATTAGGTGGATTATTTAGTAAGCCATCAGCACCATCAGTACCTAGAGTTGACACTGGATTTGGTAATTACAACAGACTGTAAACAAAAGAGAATGACATGAGAAACCCACAACAAAATGCACTGTTAGCAAATATATTAATAAATCCAAATACAGGACTTCCGTATCGTGGGCAAAGAAATAATAATTTGTTAAATATACGATATAATAAAGGTAATAATTGGCAAGGGCAAACAGGGCAAGATGATTCGGGATACGCACAATTTGATAATAGATTTAGTGGCATACGTGCAGCTGATAAAGTATTAAACAATTATAGTAAATTGCATAATATAGACACAATTGAGGGTATGGTAAATAGATTTGCGCCTAAAGGTGATAATAATCCTGTAGATGCATATATAGACAATATATACGACAAAACTGGTATAGAGCGTGGAAGTAAAATTAATTTACAAGACCCAAATGTAAGAAATCAGTTGTTACCTGTAATGGGAAATTTTGAAACACCAGGTGCAAATATTACTTTAGATGACTTGCAACGCGCAAGAGGATTTAGCAAAGCACAAACAATACCAAGTAACAATCAGGGTGCTATAGCAAACCCATTGTTTGACCCAAATAATCAAGGCAGAATAAATGTAGACTTAACAAATAACTCTAACGAGCCAGTGTTTAGCGCCAAGGACATGATGAGAAATGATTACTACAAAGGTAGAGCAAAGTATGCACTTGGAAATAAACAAAGAGTACAAGAACAAAAACAACGTGAAGAAAATTTAGCAGTAGCTAGACGTGTAAACAAAAAAATAGACATTGAGCAAAATCCATATGCAATTGGAGGTAAAAGAATTACACGCGAACCACAAGACCAAAGAATACTTGACATACTAACAAATAGAAAAAACAGACAAACAAACCAAAGGACAGAACCTACAGTTGTAAATACAAGACCAGGGTTTTTAGATTTAAAAAGAAAGTCTACATTAACACCCGAGGACGTAAATCCAGGCGAAGATTTACTAGGACAAAAAGTAAGTCGCACAGCCTTACAAGTAATGTCTGCACCGCCTGATGAAGTAATAACAAGTAAAGCTGGTAATGTTACATATCAGCATTTAAAAAATACACCAGAAGATGTAAAAAAAGAATTGGCGAGACAAGCAATTGAAAAAGCAAAAGCTAAAGAGGCATTATATAAAGATAAATTAGGAGATAGTACTGGCTCTGGTACTGGCTCTGGTACTGGCTCTGGTACTGGCTCTGGTACTGGCTCTGGTACTGGCTCTGGTACTGGCTCTGGTACTGGCTCTGGTACTGGCTCTGAAAGTGGTAGTTTTTTGAATGCTGGTATGTATCGTAATCCAGCAGGGCAAATAAATACAAATGTAGAAAGGCCAGAAACTGAAAGAGATAGATTAACAAGATTAATACAAGAAGAATACAAGCCAACAAGTATGAACAAAAATAAATATTTACTAGGCATATTAGGTGGCATTATGGCAGATAGATTTGGCGACCCTACTGTAAACAATAATAATTTTGGTCAATTTATGGATTACGCACAAAGCCAAAATGCAAATAATTATGAACAATATAATGACCGCAGAAATTCATTGCTAGAACAATTAAAATTACTAGATGACCAAAGCATTGATAAACAAGATAGTGCAGGTTATTACAACCCTTACCAAACTGGTTTAATGTATGGATATTACGATGGTAATAATTTTGTACGCGTACGTGATAGTGAAGACAAAAAAGCAGACTACGCTGCAAATGCAGCTGCAGGTGGTATGAAAACACCAAGATTTGCACCATTTACAGCTAGTACAGTTGCACCTGACGCAGCTAACAATTTACCTACAGAAGCAGATGTAGTAAGCCTTGACCCAGAAATACAAAAAACAAACGCACAATTACTTAATAATATAGAAAGTAATTATGAAATTGATGATAGTTTGTCAGGCGAAGATAAAGAAAGAAAAAAAATTGAAAATATTAACAATTTAATTGGCGCACCACCAAAAAGTGCATTGATAGAACAACTTGACGGCACTAAAAAATATTGGTTTGATACTGGCCAGCCTGGGCAGCTTGAAACAATGCAATTACCAGGTGGCAAAACAATTAATATAAATTCACGCGCATCAAAGAAATATTACGATACATACGGAAGTGACGCACCACAAATAATTGCATCACTGCTGAAGCAAACTGATGGTTTAGCAAGAGAGTTAAATACATTAGATAATATATTAAATATTGACCCTAAAATATTAAATAAAATGTCAGGCCCATTTAGAGGTGAAAGTGATAGCAAAATAGGTAAAACATTAGTAGGTACGTCAAAAGCGTTGGATTATTTTATACCAAGTGCAGTAGGCGGCCAACGTGGTGTAGCAGAAGATATAACTGCAGCAATATCATACTTTGACCAATTTGACGGACAAGTATACGCAAAAGCTTATGAAATACTTAAAGGCGCTGGTCAAATCACTGAGTTTGAAGCACAAACAGTTGCAAAAGGACTTACAAACATTAGCAGAGGTTTAAGCGGTAAGAAACTTGTAGAGGCTATAAAGGAATATAAATTGATAAATCAAATTATATTAGATAATGGTAAAGCAAGATTTGGTATGAGAGATGAAAATGGTAATCCTTATGTAGAAAAAGACTTAGAAAAAGCATTGGCAGAACTTAAAGGTAGAAATTAAAATGACTGATTTTATAATAGATAAAAATGGCAATTTAATTTCCGTAGATGAAATAGAGTCACAAAACTCTATAGATAGTAGCAATAGATTGGCTAAAGGTTTGACACAGCAAGCATTTAGAGGCGCAACTGCTAATTTAAGCGACCCAATATATGCTGGTATTAAATCACTAAGTCCAAATGTAACCTATCAAGATGCAAGGCAAGGTTTACGTGAATTAGATAAATACACTAAAGAAACTGCACCTAAAGCTGCTATGGCTGCAAATATTGGTGGTTCAGCAATAGGATTTGGAAAGCTTAATGCATTAAAAGTATTACCATCACAATTAGCTAAAAGAGCAACATTGCGAGGACAACCAGAAAAAGCAGTAAAACGTGCATTAGAAAAAGCATCATTAAATGCAAAAGGAGTTGCAGGTGATTCTGTAGCATACAGTGTTGCAAGTGATATTGTTGACGATAAAGACGCTGAATTAGTTGCAAGAAACGCTGCGCTATCAGGATTGCTAGGCGCTGGTAGTGCTAAATTAATAAGCGGTGTGGGTAAAGGATTAGTTAGCAACGCAAATCGTAGAAAAATTAAAAAAGATAAAATTTCATCAGAAAATATATTAAAGCAAAGTGAAAAACATTATAAAGATGCAGCAAAACATAATACACCACTAGATGATAACATTGTTGATGATGCAATTAGAAATGCTAGTAGTAATAGAGATGTACAATATGCAACTGGTGAAACTAAAGCATTTATAGATGCATTAAGAAACAAAGTTAATGTAGAACCACAATTAATAAATAATAAAAGTGTGCGTATACAAACAACAAATTCATTACAAAAATTAATAACTGATGCAAAAGCTAGATTGCCAGGACTAGTGAAAGACCAAAAAGCACAAGCAACAGCAATATTAGATATTATAGATAGTTTAAACGACACACTTATAAATAAAGTTGGTGGCAATGCTAAAAAGTCACACGCAGCTTATTTGTTGGGTAATCAAGAGTATTCACGTTATAGTCGTATAGCTAATTCAGAAAAAGTAATAGGAAATCCAAATGCAACTGATATTGCAGGAAACCCAATAAGGGGTAATATTGAATATATGCGCGGTGCAGATGCAATACAAGAAATAAGAAATACCGCACGAAATGTAGCAAGTGGCTCAAGTGGTGTAGGTAAAAATTCTGTAGGCAATAAGAATGTATTAAATATTGCAGATGATTTGGTGTATCCATCAACAACGCAAAAATTAAAAGAAGTAGTTGCTGGTACTTCACTTACTGATGGCAATCTTAATGTTGCTGGTGGGTTAGGCGTATTAAGTGGTGTTGCAACAGGTGGTATAGCTGGCCCAATAGCTATACTTACAAGTGCTGATATTGTTAGTAAAAGTGTAAAAAAACAAGCAGTTAAACAATTGCAAGAAATTATTAATGCATTAAAATTGCAGGAAAATTATAGATTGTTAAGTCCTAGTGAAACAAATACAATGCGTACAATTAGTAGAGTATTAGGCGCGCAATCAAGTAATTTGTATGATTAGCCGCAAACCCATACTAAAAGCTAAAATGAAGTGCAACAAGCCTAGACGTACGCCTGGGCATAAAACAAAGTCGCACGTTGTAAAAGCGTGTTATGATGGCAAAGAAAAGATAATACGCTTTGGACAGCAAGGTGCTAGTACAGCAGGAAAGCCTAAGTCTGGTGAAAGCCAACGTATGAAGAAAAAGAGAGCTAGTTTTAAAGCGAGACATCGCAAGAACATAGCAAAAGGTAAATCAAGCGCAGCTTATTGGGCTGACCGCGTAAAATGGTAATGGAGAGTTAAATGCCAATAGCTGAAGATAGTGCTGGTGGTTCACCCGTACCCGTACCTACAGACTTAACTACAAACCTTACTGGAGAAGCAACAGGTAGTGGTACGTTAGATTACACAACAGGCGATATAGATATTGTAGTTACTGTTGTAGATAATGGTCATAATCACATATTAGACAACATTACAGATGTGCAAGTCAATAACGCCATAAGCGGTCAGGTATTAAAGTACAATGGAAATGTATGGGTAAATGGCACAGATGAAAATGCTGGTATTACTGCACTTGTGCAGGATTTGTCACCTCAGCTTGGCGGAAATCTTGATTTAAATAATCGGAATATCACAGGCACAGGCAATTTAGATTATACAGGAGACATTACTTTAACAGGTACTGTTGATGGTCGTAATGTATCAGTAGATGGCACAAAGCTTGACGGCATTGAACCTGGAGCTACAGCAGACCAAACAGCCGCACAAATTAAAACCGCGTATGAGAGTAATGCAAACACAAACAATTTTGCTGACGCTGATGTAAGCAAACTTAGCGGTATAGAGCCAGGTGCAACAGCAGACCAGACAGCGGCACAGATTAAAACAGCATACGAAAGCAACAGCAACACAAACGCATTTACAGATGCTGACCACACAAAATTAGACGGAATAGAAACAGCGGCTGATGTAACAGATACAACAAATGTTGTTGCTTCACTAACCGCTGGTACAAATGTAACTATAGCGGCTGATGGTACTATATCTGCAACAGGCGGCACTAGCGGTATAGCACACGTTGTAGACGACACTTCACCCGAGCTTGGCGGCAACTTAAGTCTTAATAGCCACGATATTACAGGCACAGGTAACTTAAACTTTACAGGAAATCTAACCCTATCAGGCACAGTAGATGGCCGCGACGTAGCTGCTGATGGCACTAAACTCGATGGCATAGAAGCATCTGCTGATGTAACAGATACTGCTAACGTAACAGCCGCAGGAGCCTTAATGGATTCTGAGGTTACTAACTTAGCACAAGTCAAAGCATTTGATTCATCTGATTATGCTACTGCCGCACAAGGTACTACTGCTGATGCTGCGCTACCTAAAGCTGGCGGCACTATGACAGGCGATATACTGTTTAACGACAGTGTTAAAGCTAAGTTTGGTACTAGCTCAGACTTACAAATCTATCACGATGGTACACACAATTGGATAAGAGATGTTGGAACAGGTGCGCTTTTCTTAGACACGAACTCAGCAATACATTTATATGCTAATGGCAGTGAAAATATGCTATATGCACAACCTAATGCGGGTGTTCAAGTATTCTATGATAACGTCAAGAAACTTGAAACAACATCTACTGGTATAGATGTAACAGGTACAGCTCAAGCCGATTTTATGAAAATTAGCACTCCCGATGCTGGTGGTTCTCCTTCAACAACCGCAATACTTGATATACATGGATATGAAGGACGTGGCGCTGGTATAAAAATTAGAGACAATGCTAATAGCGCTAGTGGTGCAAGTAATAGAGAATGGTTTGTTGGTAGTGGCTATAATCAAACTGGGTTTAATATTGGTTATTCACCTACAGGTTCGCAATCATCTTATGCCGCACAAAATAAATTAACCATTGATACGTCTGGTAACGTAGGCATAGGAACTACAAGTCCTAACCATGAGCTACATATTGAAAGCGCATCACCGACTATTCGTTTAGTTGATACTGATGGAAATAATACATTAGATATTGGACAAAGCGGTTCGGCTTGTTATGTAGATTTTGATAACACTGTAAGATTTAGGAATTTAGCTAATGTTGAAAGACTTAGGATTGATACAGGTGGTATAGATGTAACAGGTGTAACAAAGACTTCAGGTAGTGGTTACAACCCTGCTAATACGGGTTGGGCAACTAATGCGTCACTTATTACAAGTGGTTCATATGGTGGTGGTTTAACCATGATAGATGGCAGTAATGCTTTCTCTGTTCGTGTAGATACAGGTGGCCTAGCAATGCGAATTGCACAAGGAGCTACAAGTGGTGCGCTTAATTCAGACATAGCAGTCTTTACTAATAATTCTTTAGATGTAAAACGTGATATTAATACTACAGGTAACATTTATCTTAATAGCAGTAATCAAGACAGTCCACAAGTAGTATGGCAATCACAAGGTTATGGCGACCAATACATAGATAACTATCAAGGTAGACTAAGAGTTGTAAACTCTGGTGCTGAACAACTGAGCATTTCTCAAGGTGGTAATATGAATATCTATGGGAATTTAGATGTATCTGGTGTTATCAGATGCGTTGTAACAAGTGCCCCTGCATGGGATACAAATACAAGGTTCTGGGGTGAAAGCGGATTTGGCGCACGTTATGATTCATACCAACACCGCTGGGATGTAGGAGTAACACGTACTGAGGCAATGCGTATTGACCAATCGGGTAACGTTAGTATAGCGTCAGGTGACTTACTTGTGCAAAACACATCACCTGTAATTACTTTGAAAGATACTGATGGAAATGCAACTACATCCACACCATATGTGCTATACCAATCATCAACAGGTTCACAACTTGGTTATATTGGTTACGGTAGTAGTAGTAATGGTAAGTTAAATATTGTTAACTCTAATAACGATGATATAACATTCTTTACTGATAACACTCAACGTATGGCAGTAACAGGTAGTGGTGTAAATGTAACAGGTGCAACTACAACTACAGGTACTAGCGGAACTTTACAATGGTCTGCGGGTACAGCAGGACAGAAGTTAGCAATATATGGCTATGATAACAGTACATTCTACCACAGACTAGATTCAGGTAATGCTACTAATTATCAATGGGGTGCATACGATAACATTCCAATCTACACTATTACTAATAATACTATTAGGACAACACTGTTAGGTAATGGTAATTTTGGCGTGGGTACTACGTCACCTGCAGACAAAGTCCACGTCGAAGGCAATATATATCTTGGTAGCTCGTCTAGGTCTGTATACACAGGTGGTAGTGGTGATTTAAGATTACAAACGAATACAGGTGAAGTTAAAGTATTAACTGCAAATGGCGCAACTACTAACTTAATTACTAGCGGTACGGGTATTGATATACCTACCAGTTTAGATGTAGGTACTACACTAAATGTTGGTAACGCAACACCCGCAGGTGGTGGCACTATTGAAAGCCACGTACAAAATAGTAGCACACCTGCATTGATAACATACTCAGGTAGTGGCTCACTTAGAACGCATATTAGTTTTGAAAATGCTAATGGGCAAGTAGGTAAGATTAATACAGCAGGCACACAAACTTTTTATGTAACTAGCTCAGACTATAGGCTCAAGACTGATATACAGCCGATGCAAGGCAGTATTGACAGAGTTAAAGCGCTGAAGCCTTGTAACTTTGAGTGGGTAAATGACAGCGGGAGAGTAGATGGCTTTATAGCACATGAAGCGCAAGAGGTAGTGCCAGAAGCGATTGTTGGTGAAAAAGATGCAATGCAAGACCAAGAGTATGTTGAGAGCAAGGCAACAGGTGACATATACACCCCTGCCGTTGACGCAACGTATGAAACAATACAAGTTGAGCTTACACCTGCTGTTGATGCAACTTATGACGATGAAGGCAATGAACTAACTCCTGCAGTTGACGCTACATATGAGGAACAACAACAAGAGCTAACACCTGCGATTGATGAAGTAATACATAGCTCAGATGTTGTAGAGCCAGATGAACTTGAGGAAGGTCAATTATGGCGCGAAACAACAGAGAAAGTTATGGCAACACGACAAGTGCCAGATTACCAAGGCATAGACCAAAGTAAGATTGTGCCATTGCTCACATCTGCACTACAAGACGCTATTGCTAAGATTGAAGCATTAGAAACACGCCTTGAAGCGCTAGAAAGTTAACATCATGGAAAATACAGCAAACGTAGATGTTAAGACATTATTAACTTTTTGTGCATTATTAGTTACGTTTGTTGGCGGTGTTATTGCCAG